CTTGCATCAGAAAAAGCTGCTGCTGCTCGTAAGCGTTTAAACGATCTACTTATCACCACGTACAGGGAAGACCAGTTTGGCAAAACACTAGATTACACAATAAGAGTTGAGCAAGATCTAGCTTTAAGAGCTATCAATGATGCTAGACAACCTTTAAATAATTTTATTGAAAAAGCTGCTGAAGGTAATGCAGATGTTGCTGCTTTCCTGCGAGCACGTACACAAGCCCTAGCTGCTGGCAAAGAAATTGATGATGCCTACAACACTGTCAGATATGGAGGTGCCCCTGATGAGCAGGTTGTTGATATGTTTGAGATGTCCGCAGTCAATGGAAGACTCGAAGATCTTGACAAGTCATTAGAGATTTTCGGCCAACGTGCCCGTCAAATTGACGACGCTGCTGCAGAACTGTCCGAAACACTGACCCGTCAATCCTCTGCTGGTCCTGGAAGGTCGCAAGCAATCCAACAACTGCAGGTTCGTGCTCTAGATGCACCGCGTTTGGATGACGTGAAGACCAAACAGCTAGGCATTCCTATGAACCTGTCTGCTGGTCAGGTCAAGTTCATTCAAGATCTCCGCAAAGTAAAGGGTGAAGACGGCAAACGCCTCTATAAGTTCCCCAAAGGCATCACCATCACCCCTGGTAGACGCATCAAAGGTCTTACCAGTGAAAACATTGATGAGTTTCTGGAAATCCTTGGTGGTGGTACTGACGGAAAGATTAAGACCAACCTCTTGACCAGGCTTGGCAATGTCGAACGGCCCCAGGTCGATGACTTCGGTGACACCGTTGAGTCCCTTACAGAGCAAATCAAGCAGCTACAGGCTGAAGAGGCATCCTCTAGTGCTGACGCAGCAGCTAGTAGGCAGTCTTTGCAGCCACTGCTGGAAGAACAAATCAGTCTTAGGCAGCAGATCGAGACGGCAAAGCTAGAACGTGAAGCTCTTTACGCCAAGATGAATGGCAAAGATGCTGAGTTCAAGGCAAAAGCTGAAAATATGAAAACAGATGGGTCTTCTGAGCTTCCTGCAGAGACCATTGATGCTGTTGTCAAGAATGCTGATGAAAGTATTGCCCCCACGTTGCGTAAAGATGCTTTGCGGGCTGGTAAGAATGCTGATGAATTGATTCCTACACAGCCCCGTGCTGAGTTTGGGACACCAGTTGATGAGGTTAGTGGCGTTAATACAGCCAAAACTATCAAAACTACTGTCACAGAGGCTGAACAGCGTTCGCTTAGCAAAGATGTAGATGAATTAGTTACGTTAAATGATCTTTCATCTCGAAATCCCCGATTTATGGGGGCAACTGATTCTGAAATCATCGCCCAGATGCAAGACGAGCAAGTTGCTGTTATCAAGGAAGCAATGCAAAGAGCATTTGACACTGGTGATGTCGATGAATTTTTCGATGCAAATCCAGAACTCATCGATCGTATCCGAGGCGACAAATACTCAATCTTGTCTGTAGAAGGTCAAACAGCTCTAAATTTGATTCTCAAGCAAACTGTTCAGGATGTAAGCGATCTTGCTAAGACTATCGATAACCAAACTAAAGATGGTGCTCCTGAAGCTGTTGCAAACCTGGAGCGGTTGACAACTCGTTTTCTGACGATGTTCAACCTAGCTAAAAATAATTCTGGTGCAAGAGGCAGTCTGTTACGTGAACTAGGCGTCATCGCTGACAACTTGGGTAACCGCGTTCGAGTTGGCGACAACCCTTTGTATGACGAGTTGATTGCACGTCAGCAAGATACCTTGGCTCGTCAGGAGATTCTGTATAAACAGACCTTGGCTATTGGCGATGAGATCAGAACAAACCCTCAAGCTGCTGCTCGTAAACTTTCAAGAGCTGTAAAAGCTCTGGCGCACGCTCACGCTGATCCTGAAAAACAGATCAATGTTTGGAAGACCTTGCTCTCAGCCAATCTCAAAAACGCTGATGGCTTTTACATCACCTCTATTCTGTCTGGCCCTGAAACCCAGGCACGTAATTTCTGGGGTAACTTCTACCAAACTATGGGCCATCCATTGATGGCATCGTTCGGAACATCATTGCCTGGTAAAAACAACAAAGCTGTACGCCTTGAGGCGCAAGCCGTTTTGGCTGCAACCCACGAAAGCCTATTTGAGTTCACAGACCTGTTTAAACGCATTTGGAACAGCAACGTCAAAGGCTTAGATCCTGAAGGCACTGCTTACTCCATTTGGGATGAAGGTCTTACTAAAAATATGGCCGAAATTATGGAGCTGGAGAAGCAAGGTAAGTTGAACTGGGCTCAGCAAGGTATGTATGGCTTTGCCGTGAACATGAGAAAGATTCTTATGTCGCCGGTTATGCAACCGATGATGAAGGTTATGGGCACAGTTGACAGCTACTTCCGAGTTGTTGCTGGCCGCCAGGTAGTTACTAAACGTGCTGTTGCTGATGCGCTCGACGTTTTAGGTGAGGGTAGGCCTCTGACTGATGTCAGCTCTAAGGAGTTTGCGGAGCTAGTCCAGCAGTTTAAAAAGAAACATGAGTTAGAGATCTTTGCCGAGGATAAGCTTACGTTGATTGATCCAGAGGCTGAAGAGCTTGCTGGTGTATTTACTTTCCAAAAGCCAATCAATCAAGTTGATGACTTTACTAAAAACCTAAATACAGTAGCCTCAATCCCTGGTGCGCGTCTTCTAGGTCTTACCTTTGTGAAGACACCTTCTGAAATCCTAAAGGCGTCTTTCAATCTTACCCCAGGTCTATCTACATTCCTAAAGAGTCAAGATCAAGCCTATAAGAACGGTACGCCTTTCTATAGGGCAATGCGCGATGGTCAAGAGGCAATGTCTTATGTCATTGGCTTTGGTGCAACTGCTGGTGGAGCTGCTGGCTTCATTACTGGAGCTGGCCCTTTGGATCGAGATTTAAACGACAAGTGGCGGAAAGCTGGCAACAAGCCCTTTACGATTAAACTGCCTTTTGGTGGAGAGATTGGTTATCAGGCTTTAGAACCTGCTACTACAATTATTGGCACTTTTGCTGATATGGGCGCCATTGGTGCCGGTAAGCAAGAGGCTAGTATCTTTGGTGCTATCAGTTCTAACATTGTCAATAAATCATTTCTGACTCAGCTTTCTACTGCAGCACAAATTATTACTGCAACCTCAGAAAGAGATGTTGGACGTTTTGCTGAAAATATTGGTCGTGGCTTAGTTCCTTACTCAGGTATGCGTTCACAGGTTGGGAAGGTTCTTGATCCTATGACCCGTGAATACAAGTCACGTCTTGAACCTGGCTGGTCCTGGTTCCTCAAAAAGAATGGCGGAGCGGGTCTTACTCGACTACTTCCTGAGCGTAAGGATCCTCTGACAGACAAACCACTTACAAGAGATGGCTATGGCGACGGTGGCGGCAACTTGCTGGCCTTGATCAACATGTTCTCACCCCTAGGTTTGCGCTTCTCACAGAACCGTACAGACCCCGTACATAAGGACTTGTATGACTGGGGCTTTGACATTGATGACAGAACTAAAGCTATTGACGGCGTTGATCTTACCAATGAAGAAATGGTTGAGCTTAACACTATCCGTTCTGACAAAGGTAAATTCAGGCAGGCTTTCCTCGATTACTTTAATAGCGATCAATATTTAAAAGTTGACAAGCCTGTATCAGAACGTCGCCTAGAGGACGGACAAGAAATGAGTGATACTGAAGTGTATAAAGCACTCTCAGGTATTAACGGTAATTTTACTTCAAGTGCTCGCAACTTAATGAGGCTCGGAACTACTGACCCGTCTAAATCCTTCTCAACTAGATGGGAAGAGGAGTTGAATAATAAAATTAAGTTTGATAGACAAGCTGCCCAAAGACAAGATCAACTTAGGTTTAACGAAAACTAATTCTTACTTAGGCTATGGCTACTACAACTGAATCATTTACAGCGGGGGCAGCTCAAGTTCTGTTCCCATTTACTATTGAATACTTAGCCGAAGGCGACCTTAAGGTTGCTATCGATGGAGACGACACAACTGAGTTTACTTTCGCCAACGCCACAACTATCGAACTAGATACAGCCCCTACAACTGGGGCTGAGGTTGTTATTAGGCGTGAAACAGATGTAGATGACATCAATTCTGAGTTCTTCCCTGGCTCTTCCATTAGGGCTCAGGATCTCAATAACAACTTCGAGCAACTGCTGTTTTCTGCCCAGGAAGACAGTGGAAAGGTGCCGCTATACAACGCGGTCTTTCCTGATGACGTGTCTATGGACGGTAACCAGGTCAAGGATCTAGGTGACCCTACTGATGACCAAGATGCTGTCAACAAGCAGTATCTGGAAGACACTACGTGGGACAACACAACTGAAACGATCAACTCGACAGAGGCGTGGCCCTCTGATGACGACACCATTGCTACTACTGGTGGCATCGAGGCGCGTATCAACGACAAGATTGACACAGCTCTGACAGGAGACGTTGCTGGTTCAGATGGAGTCACCATCACAGATGACGGCGACGGCACGATCACTGTGGGTCTTGGGGTTGGTCAGGTTGACTTTGATCGCATCAAAGCTGCTGACATCATCACTTATGCCGAACAAAACGCTGGTGCGCCTGCTGCAGCGGATGACAACATCTTCACTGCCAGTGCTGCTGCTCGTCGGTTTGACACCCTTGTTCAGTCTGCAACTCCAACTGGCACAGATTGGGAAACAGGTAAAACCTGGCTGCAAAACAACCAAGACCTGACCCTTTCTATTTGGACTGGTTCGGCTTGGTCAGGCATTGCCTCTGGCGGTACGTTCACCAACCAACCCAAGGTTGTTTATGTCGATGCCTCTTCTGGTACGGACTCTAACGATGGACACCGCATTAGCAGACCTAAAGCTTCTATCAAGGCTGCTATCGATCAAATCAATGACGACAGTGATTTTGGCGATGGGAGTGTTGTCGTAGTTGCCCCCGGTACGTACCAAGAGACGTGCCCTATTGATATTGAAAAATCCAACGTGTCAATCGTTGGTACTGCCTTGCGTAGCTGTATTGTCCACCCCACAGTGGCTACAGAAGAGGAAGTGATGTTCCGCGTCAATAGCGGTACGTTCATTCAAAACCTTACCTTTACAGGTATGAAGGCAAGTGGTGCCCTTGGCAATACTGCTGACGCGACCTTGCCTGTCAATCAGGGCTGGAACATTGCTTTCCTTCCTGACTGCACCATTGTCAAATCCCCTTACATTCAGAACTGCACAAACTTCTCAGACTCTGAGATCGACAACTCAGACATCAACGTAATCACCCCTGGCGGTGGTTTGGCTGGTGATACTGACTCTGCACCAACTGGTGGTGGTGTCTTGATTGATGGTTCCGTTCCATCAGCAACTAGCCCTTTGCGTTCGATTGTTTGTGACAGCTACACACACGTCGGTCTAAATGGTCCTGGATTGTTGGTAACCAATAACGGTTATACGCAATGCACTTCTAGTTATGCGTTCTTCAACAAGTATCACATCAAATGTCTAAATGGTGGTCAGGCCAACCTAGCTGCCTCTACAAGCGACTTTGGTGATCAAGCCCTTGTAGCAGATGGTAAATCAACAACTGCCATCTTCACGTCGAATGTAGACGGTGCTGCAGCAGACGGCGATATTAGTTTTAACGTCAACGAACCCGATTCTGGTGCGGGTTGGTTCGGAAGTACACAGCGCCCAGCCTCAAACATGCTGGTTGAGGTAAACAGTGTTCTTTATCCCATCTTGTCTGCAGTTGAAAACGAAGACAGTGAAGGTGGCGACGGTTGGACAGTAACTATTAGCCGTCCCAACCTAAGTAATCGCAGCGAAAATCAGGGACTTAATGGGGCAATCAGTGACGACGATGCAGTGTCGTTCTTCCTACGCTCTCAGATTGCTTCTAGTGGCCACACTATGGAGTACGTCGGTAGTGGTACTGACTATCGTGCTCTGCCTGAGAATGGTGGTGTCCCTGATGAAACCAAACAGATCACCGAATCTAACGGTGGCAAAATCTGGACTGCTATCACTGACCACAATGGCAAGTTCAAAATTGGTGGCAACCAAACTGATGACCCTATCTTCGAGGTAGATCAGGAACGTGGTTTTATTACCATTCCCACTGGATCTATTGCCTTCGATCTGCTGTCGGACGAAACGCCTCAGCTAGGTGGAGATCTCGATGTCAATGGAAGCACTATTACTAGCACTTCTGATGCTGATGTAGTTATTGACCCTAACGGTACTGGTTCTGTTGATGTAAGCAGTAGCCGTATCACTAATGTTACTGACCCAACTGATGCACAGGATGCTGCATCTAAAAACTATGTAGATACCAGCTCTTCCAACACTAATTATGTTGCCGTTACTGGCGATGACATGACTGGTGCATTGGCAATGGGCTCCAACAAAATCACTGGACTTGCTGATCCCACTGCTGCTCAAGATGCTGCATCTAAAAACTATGTAGATTCAACAACCACTGCTAACCCGTTATACGTTGCCGTTGCTGGTGATGATATGACCGGTGAGCTTGCAATGGGAACTAACAAGATTACTGGTCTTGGTGACCCAACTGCCAATCAGGATGCAGTCACTAAAACCTATGTTGATTCCGGGTTTGTTGTCCAAACAGGTGCTACCGCGTCTGCACAGTTACCTGTAGGAGATGAAGACGATCGCGATGGCACGCCTGCTGCAGGCATGATTCGTTTCAACACCGACACTGACCAGTTTGAGGGTTACAACGGAACTGCTTGGAGCAGCGTTGGTGGCGGTGCAACTGGTGGTGGTGGTGACCAATGGGCTATTGAAATGGATAATACAATTAGTAATTCGTACACCATTTCTACTGGGAAAAATGTTATTAGCGCGGGACCGTTGACAATTGAATCAGGTGCAACAGTAACCGTGCCTTCAGGATCTAGCTGGGTAATTGTTTAATTATGTCTATTAGAATTGACGGTACTAATACCACCGCTAATCCAGGTATTACGGGAACAGACACCGACACAGGTCTGCAGTTTGGAACAGATGAAGTCAAGATTGTCACCGGCGGCAATGATCGCGTAAAAGTTGACAGCTCTGGCAATGTGCTTATTGGCACAGCCACCTCAGGGGAAGGTACTGCTGATAATCTAACAATTGCCGATTCTGGCCATTGCGGTATTACTCTCCGCTCTGGGTCATCTGAGGTTGGGACAGTTTTCTTTTCCGATGGTACCTCTGGCGATGCTCAGTATAAAGGATATGTTCAATATGACCACAGTGGCGACTTTCTTAAATGGGCTACTGCTGGGACAGAAAAGATGCGAATCCACTCCGGTGGTGAAGTAACTAAATCCAGTCAACCTGCTGTAGCTTGTCACGATACCACTGGCTGGTATATATTTAATAATGGCGATATTTTCATTTGGAATGATCCTGAGTACAACGTAGGTAATAACTATTCAACAACCAACGGACGGTTTACGGCTCCAGTTGAAGGTTATTATTTAGTCACGGCTAACCTCTATTTTGACACACCTTCTGGAAACTACTCCAACGCCTTCTATATCAATAAAAACGGCTCTCAATATGCGCCTTCAGGAGCTGCTAGTCCTTGGCAACAGCACACCTTTGGATCTGGCACGGGTGATGAAACCAATGGCTTTGCTTATGTTATAGGTCTGTCTGAGGATGACTATATCGAACTTAAATTTGGCGTACAGGCCCGAGTTTATAGAAAACATTCACACATGACTATTACCCTTCTTCATTAAATAAAATGGATTATACAGTTACCCTTTCTGATCTTGAGCAAAAGTCGCTTGAATACATCACCCCTGATGTAGATGAATGGCTTACGAACGCTGGTACAAACCGTGCCCGTATTGCAAAAGATGTAATCATTTCTAAAAATGCAGCTTATTGCAACGCTAATGGGCTGCCTATTGCTGTTGGTGAGGAAGCGCAAGTTGATCAAGCCTACGAGCTTGGCGTCGTCGCTAAGGCAACCTCTGAAGATATGCCTCTAGCTCCTGTTGATGAAGAGGTTGAATAATGCCAATTAGATTAAACGGCGAAACGTCTGGTTCGGTTGAACTGGACGTTCCCGCAGCTGTAAGTGGTGGTGACATTACTTTTACCCTACCTAATGGTGTAGGCAGCGCAAACCAGTTTCTTAAAAACAGCGGCACTGCTGGGACGTTGGAGTTTGAGGCGCTCGCTGCTAGCAACATGCCAGCGGGAAGTATTGTGCAGGTTAAAAACAAACTTTTCTCTCTTGATACTGCATTCACTAATACTTCTTTCGCTGATATGAGCGGGTTTAGTGAGGCTCTTGCTACTTCGTCTTCCAGCAATAAAGTGTTAGTAATTTTAAATATTACTCTTTTTACATTCACCACATCTAACGGAGCTAGCGCACGAATCACATACGATGGAAATAACACCGCTGAAACCCAAGCAATGTACACATCAACCAGCGGAATTACTAGAACTGTAAGTTTGATTACTCTTGTTTCTCCAGGTAAAACAGACAGCATCACTTACCAAGTGCAAGTCAAAAGTGAATATGCTAGCCACGATTGTGAGATAAACAGCGATTTTGATGGCGACAACACTTCGCATTCTGAACTTATTTTAATGGAGGTTGCAGCATGATTACTCTTAGTCAAGCGGTTTTGTCGCTTCAGCCAAACGCTGAGTTCATGATTGAATCGAAAGACTACTCAAAAATTACGTGGCTTTCTCCTGGCATTCCACAGCCTACCGAGGAAGAGGTTCTAGCCGAAAAAGCTGTCCTAGAGGCCGCTGAACCTTGGGTTAACCTACGTGAAAAAAGAAATAAACTGCTTGCTGAAACAGATTGGACTGCCAGTTCCGATGTAACTATGTCAAACGATATGAAAACCTATCGTCAAGAGTTGCGGGACCTACCTGCAAACACAACTGATCCAGCCAACACTGTTTGGCCTACTAAACCGGAGGCATAGATATGAGTACAATTAAAGTAAATCGCATCGAGAACACGTCTTCAGCAGACGGTGGTATTGATATTGACGCTGATGGTCATGTTCAATTCGACGGGGTTCAGTTGCCGACTGCTGGTGCGTTGAGTCATCGCAACCTTGTGATTAATGGAGCTATGCAAGTAGCCCAGAGAAATACATCTTCATCGGAAAATGGTTACCAAGCTGTTGATCGTTGGAGGGCTACATTTTCTGGCGCTTCTGGAACACAATCTCAATTGAGTTTGACCTCTGGTGACCCCTATGATGAAGGTTTTAGACGAGCAAATAGACTAGAAATAACTAGCCCCAGCTCTGATACTAGTGGTTACATTCAGATGCGAACTCATCTGGAAGCCCAAACTATTGCACAATCTGGGTGGAAATACACAGACTCTAATCAGTCATTGACCTGTTGTTTCTGGGTTAGATCTAGCCTTGCTGGTACGTATAATGTCCAGTACCGTGCCAATGATTCTGGTAATTTCTTTTTCAATAGACCCTTCACCTTAACTGCAAATACGTGGACTAAAGTCACGCATACAATTCCAGGTCATTCGAGTTTGGTTTTTAATAATGACACTGGTGATGGGTTTCAAATAGTCATAGTTCCACATTATGGAACAAATCATACAGATAATAGCGTGTCCAGTAACACTTGGTTTACGCTAGCTAGTGGCGCCTATTTTTCAGACTATGCCCAATCTTTTTTAAATACAGATAATGCAACCTTTGATGTTACTGGCGTTCAATTAGAAGTAGGTTCCAAAAGTACACCGTTTGAACATATTAGTTATGGTGAAGAAGTGCGTAACTGCCAAAGGTACTATACGCATTCTTACAACACCTTTGAAGTAGTTGGTACTGATACTTCAACTGCAAATCCTGGTGTACTTTCTTCTACTGCCTATGGCACGATTTTGTATGCCTCTGCTGGCACTGCATTCTTTCCTGTCGAAATGAGAGGTACACCTTCGGTAACCATTTATTCTTATGAGGGCACTGCCGGAAAAATCAACGCAGATGCAACAGAAGGCACTGGTCTGGCATTTAGAATATCTACTAAAAGTGCATTTTTTTCAAGAAACAACGATAGTGGTGGAGTAAGTGCAAATGTCTACATTGCGTGTCACTACGCAGCTGATGCTGAACTTTACTGAATTATGACTGAAATTACTTATAAACTAGTTTCTTTTAAGGGTGAGGCTCAACCTACGGTTCAAGAATTACCCTCTACAAAATTTATCCCTTTTGACCCTGCTAACTCTGATTACCAAAAATACCTTATTTGGTTAGAAGAAGGCAACGAACCACAACCCGCTGATTAAAACAATGATTACTCTTATTCGCCCTATTCTTTTCTCTTTCTTGGCCTCTGATAAGGTCAAGCGTCTAGTTGTTGATCTGCTCGAAAAACTTGCAGAACAAACTGACAATGACATCGATAACCAAGTCGTAGGTATCGTTCGCAGGGGACTGTTCCCTTGCAAGACTGGCCAATGCAGTATCTGACATGTCTATCAAAATCATAGACCTGTTTGATAACTTCAAAGGCCTTGACCATCAAATCAAAGCACTTGACGCCCTGGAGGAAACTCTGGGGCCTGATAATTTGTCTGATGACGCTAGTTGGGTCAAGCTCTGGCGTTCAGCGTATTACCCCGAAACTATCTCTAATACGTGGGATGGTATTGAGCTGGCTGCGATCCAAGCGGGGGCCAAGTTCCCCCAAGTAGTGGCCGCCCAGTGGGCACTAGAAAGTGCTTGGGGACAACACGTATCAGGCAAAAACAACTTCTTTGGCATCAAAGGACCAGGCACTATCAAGACGACCTGGGAAGACTATGGATCAGGCGCTGTAACTATTCGCGCCTCATTCAAGGATTATCCAACTATCTACGCTTGCATCCTTGAGCTAGTCACCCAGTGGTATAAGGATTACAAGTCCTATCGCGGCGTTAACCGTGCAGAGACTTGGCAAGAATGTTGCTACCTGTTGAAAGCAGAAGGGTATGCCACTGATCCTGTTTATGCGGAAAAACTGATTGAGCTAATCAAAGCAAATGATTGAAGCCGGTATCTCGGCAGGCATTGCTGTAGTTGCTGGTGTGTCTGCAGTAGCAAATCGTATTCACAACAGAATCAATTCGGTGCATAACCGGATTACCGATCTCGATAGTCGCTTGGACCGTACTGAGCTGTATTTCGCTCAGACCTATGTAATGAAAAGCGATTTCGTGGCTGCTGTCGAAAAGATGGAAAGCCACATGATCCGCATCGAGGAAAAACTCGACAAACTACGTACTCCATAACGATGGCAAAAAAAGAGAACTCTCCTATGGGTACGGAGGAACAGTTCGAGGTTCTTCACGGCCTTGTTACCTCTGAATTTATTTCACGTATCAAGGCCGGTGAATCCTCCACTGCCGATCTCCGTGCTGCTTGCGAGTGGCTAAAAACAAATGGCATTACAGGTATCCCTGTCGATGAAAGCCCCTTGGCTGATCTGCTGGGTCTGATTCCTGAACTGACTTTCGATGACGTACAGAGCGAAATCTCATGAGTCTTTATCGCAATATCAATAAGCGTAAAAAGGCAGGCACGTCGCGTTCCAAAAACAACTCGACTGTATCTCCTAAGGCTTACGCCAACATGAAAAAAGGATTCCCAAAGAAAAAGGGTAAGAAGTAATGGCACCTCGTCGCTCTTCTAACCCTGGAAAGAGTGCCCGCTATTACGCCAAAAACCCAGACGCTCGCGCCAAAAAGAATGCTGCTCAACGGCGTAGAAACAAGACAAGCGCGAACCGTAAATACAGATCTGAACTGAACGCTGCAAGACGGCGTGAAGGTATCTATGGCAAGGGCGGGCCTGATATGTCCCACACCAAGTCAGGAAGGCTGGTCAAAGAAGCACCTAAGAAAAACCGCGCCAGAAATGGATCAGGCCGGAATGGACGACTCAAAAAAGGTTAATGGCTTATGGACACGCCTCGGTCTCTTATGCACGATCTCCTCACGTTTCGCAGCGGTGACGCTAAGCGAATGTGGAGAGAAGAGATTAAACGTCGGGATGGATACCGCTGTGTTTACTGCGGTTCTACAGACAACCTGACGATTGATCACGTAGTCCCTCAATGCAAAGGGGGGCCTACAGATGCTGCTAACTGCCGAACAGCGTGTCTTCCTTGTAACCAAGCTAAGGGAAGTCTTTCCCTGGATGAATTTTTAGAACTCAAAATTGCTTAATTAAACAATGGCTATTTCTAACGAACGCGATTACGTACTCAAAACAAAATACTCCCACCATACAACTGTCGCTCTTACGCAGACTGTTGCTAACGCTGCTTCTGCTGACTACACCGTTGCTGACCTGATCAACCTGATCAACGTCGCCATCACAACTCAGTACAACAACGTCACCAACGCAACTGTTGGCGGCAAGACTACTGGAACTATTGGTAAAGCAACTTCTACCCAGAACTGAACAATGCCACAGCAAATGCCTTCCCACGTTGGCCTTTATCATAGGATGAAGAGCAACACTAAAAAAAAAGATGCCGCCTTGGAGATTCTGAGGAACGCTGGATACGGTGGCGGTAAAAAGAAGAAGAAGAAAAAGAAGTAACTCTTTCTGAGAGGCGTCTAGGAGGCTCTGCGCGGGCCTCCTTTTGCTATTTAGGTGTACTTAGTTATGGATAATAAAACAAAGCCCTTCCTGAGGCTTGTAGAGTTCAAAGGCTTAGCAAAGTGGTTGCGAAAGAATTTGCCCACTCCGCTGGCTTATTTCTGCATTGCCTACCTCTGGCGGCTAGAAGCGTTCTACATAGAACACAAGATTACTACAACCGTAGACAAGGCGATTGAGCCCCACCTACCACCACAAGACTTCACTACCCCACACCGCTTCAGCTCCCGTCCATCGGAGGTAGAGGGTCTGGACATTATCGAAATACAAGCCGACTATGAAAAAGACTGATGTTGTAGAGGCCAAGCTAAAAGGTGATTTTAAAATCTTTCTTTCTGCTATCTGGCACGAGCTAAATCTACCCAGCCCCACCAGAGCCCAATACTGCATTGCAGACTATCTTCAGAACGGCCCTAAGCGACTGCAAGTACAGGCCTTTCGAGGTATTGGTAAGAGCTATGTCACAGCCGCCTATGTCCTCTGGGAGCTATACAAGGATCCTGATGTCAAGGTGATGTGTGTCTCTGCGTCGAAGGAACGTGCAGACAACAACAGCATCTTCATTCAGAAGCTGATCCTTACCGTCCCCTGGCTCGCTCACATGAGACCAAAGGGTGACGAATACAGATGGTCCCGTATTAACTTTGACATTGGTGGTACTAAACCTACCCAGAGTCCCAGTGTTAAATCAGTAGGCATCACGGGAAACATGACTGGCAGTCGATCGGATATTCTGTTATTTGACGATGTTGAGGTTCCAAATAACTCTGCCACTGATATGCAGAGAGAGAAATTGATCCAGCTTATTTCAGAAGCTGAGGCAATCCTTATGCCCAAACCCACCTCACGGATCATCTTTCTAGGAACTCCTCAAACTTCATTCACCTGCTATCAAAAACTCGCTGAACGTGGCTACCGCCCATACGTTTGGCCGTCACGCTATCCAGCCAATGTTGCTAACTACGAGGGCCTGCTAGCTCCCGAGCTACTAGAAGATCTCGACAATGGCGCTGAAGCTGGTGCTCCAACTGACACGCGCTTCTCAGACAAGGAACTAACTGAGCGGGAAGCGTCAATGGGACGCTCGAACTTCGCTCTTCAGTTCCAACTCAACACAACCCTGAGCGATAGAGACAAGTTTCCTCTCAGGTTTAGCGACATGATCGTTACGCCTCTGGGTAGTGAGTGTGCGGAGAAATACTCCTGGAGTGCTGATCCGCGCTACGTGCTGGGGCAACTGCCCGCTGTAGGTCTCCCAGGCGATCGCTTCTATGCCCCGATGTTCATTGACGAGGCCTGCTGCGACTACAACGAGACCATCGTTGCCCTAGACCCCTCTGGAAGGGGCCTCGACGAGACAGCAGCCTGTGTTCTTTCTCAAGCCAACGGCTACCTGTTCCTTCGCGACATGAAGGCTTACAGGGACGGCTACAGCGATGCAACGCTTATCGACGTTCTCAAACTCGCTCAGCGATACAACGCGACAACGGTCCTCTTGGAATCCAACTTTGGCGATGGTGCGATCACTGAACTGCTGAGAAAACATGCTGTTCAGCAAGGTGCGTTGCTCAACATCGAGGAAGTACGGGCCACAACACGCAAGGAAGAACGAATCATCGACACCCTCGAACCCGTTCTCAACCAACACCGTCTCATTGTGGATCCCAAAGTAATCGAATGGGACTACAGATCCAACCCAGACGAGGCACCAGACAAACGCCTTGAGTACATGTTGGGCTATCAGCTCAGCCGTATGTGCCGTGAGTCCGGGGCAGTCAGACATGACGACAGAGCTGATGTCTTGGCTATGGCCGTTAGGTATTACACAGACTCCCTAGCTCTCTCTGCTGAACAAGCACAGACCGATCGCAAACAGATGGAGTTTGATGCGATGCAGCAGATGTTCCTAGACGACCCTCAAAGGGCCTTAGACGCGCTTTGCCTAGGAATGGGTCATCACGAGCTTCAGAGAGGCCTTAGAGGCCGTTCTAGGCCCCAATCGTGGTTCCAGGGCTCTGCTATCCCTGAGACAAAGAAGAAAGAAAGACGCGGTTGAAACCGTGGTTGCACACTATCGAAGAGACAGGTTGCACATATACGACCAGAGGGAGTGGTGCCCCTTTGGTTGTGAAATCTTTGGACAGCGATTTAGCAACCCCCAAATCCATCCCTAAGCGGGATGTCTCTGGGGGTCTTTTTTAAGACAATGGGGGGACTATAGGGGGGTACATTAAAGACATAAAACCTAGTTAAACACGGTTAAACGTGTATAACTAAAGAGTTAAGACATACCAATAGGGAGTTATAAGCTCAGTTACTACCGGTAGTAACACGGTAATAACACGGTTGTCTTACGTTCATCCATACATAACCTAATAACAGGTTGTATGGACGCATCAATACATCATTCAGGGAACGGGGGATGGTGTGTCTTTATCTACCAATTAAGATCATGATGCCTCCTATTGAATTCCAACAGCGTCTCCTCGAAAGGGCTAATGCCGAGAAGGCTGCAAAGCTCCGTTATCGGGGTATCTCCTATGTCTCTACTAAGCCGAGTGCTTTGAAGGACCCAGAGTATTTTGGTAAAAAAATCTGAGCCCTATACGTATGGCTGTGGCCGCCGAAGCCCCCCTATACCCCCTTTTGCGCTGAGAATGAGCGCCGAAGGGTAGGGGGGTGATGGCGACACTTAGGCCGGCCCTATCTCACATTGAAGGCCGCCACTGGGTAGTCGTTAGATCACTAATCTAAATCGC